AAAAATAGTAATGAGGATAAATTAGATTATAGCGATGCATTAAATAAGTTTTTTAATTATAAAACAAAATACGAAAAAATAAGAAAATCAAAATTACGAGATATTTATAATAATAATAATTCAAAAAAATTAAGAAAAAAATTAACGGATTCCTTTAAAATGCCATGTATTAATTGTAAACGATTAGTTAATACAACATTTATATATAAGGATGATAAATATATTGCTATATGTGGTGATAATAATGAACCATGTGATTTAGCAATATCTATTTATAATGGTCAATATACAACAATAAATGATGTGATTATCGACGAAGAAGAAGATTTACTTGATATTAAAAATATTATAATCGAACAAAAAATGGATAGTTTATTTAATTATATTGACGAAGATATGTCAAATCAATTATTTAATAAACAACTTACCGCATATAACTTGTCGAGTAAAAATTATAATAAATTATTAGGTAAATATAATAATATTTTTAATAACGAAGAAACAAAAACAAATATATCTAAACTTAAAAGAGATATATTTACAAAAAAAGAAGTATTTAATGATTTATATAGTGAATATAAAGAAACAAATAATAAAGAATTATTAAAAGACGCTATGTCTATTCATGTAAACGATATATTACCAAAAGCAAGTTCAATTATAATGTTGACAAACCCAATATACGAACCGATGAAACATTATTCTATTGCACCAGGTAATATTGATGACAAAAAACAAATATTTTCTTATCCATTTTTATTAAATAAGACCGATTATAATTTAGCAGAAGAACCTGATGTAATAAATTTTACAATTGATTAACATCGATTATAATTTGAAATACCTTCCCATTCTATATTATTCTTATTTGACCACAATTTATATTTACAATCTTTACTTTCAATAGAATTATTCCAATATTCATCGTTGAAATTTACATACGTGTCTTCAGGACCCAACTCATTATTATACCCAGGAGTTCTATATGAACCATTAAATCTGAATTTTAAATTCGTGGCATTATTATTATTATAATGATTCCACGCTGTATTAGAGTCATTCATTATATCAAGTTTATTTTCAGTTATATAATATTTCCAATCAAAATTTTGTTTATTAGATTCAAACAAATTTCCTATATTTTTGTGAGTGCTTTCTGAAGGAACCAAACAAACATTATTACCTTTTACCTTAATTGAATCCCAATAATCTGGACAATCTGATTTATTTGGAGGATATATGGTAGGATAAATAGGATATATATAATACAAATATGATATTACTACAATTAAAAATATAAATGCAATTTTTAAAATTATTTTATAATAATAATTCATTCTATATATATGATAACTAATATAATATAGTTATAATATTTTAACATTCACTAAATTCATTAACGCCTCTCCAAAAAATATTATTTTTAGTAGTCCAGTCTTTCTTATCACAGTCATTCCACTCCTTATTATAAAAATTGATAGTATTACTATCCTTATCATAACTTTTAGTGTTTTCTAATTTTGTTATACCATCCTGATTATCGTATAATGTGCCAACATTCTTATTATTTGGTGGAGGTACTTTACACACCTTTTCTTCATCCTCATTATTAGTAGTTGACCAATAATCCGGACACATGGTCGTTGTTGATGACGGAAATTTTATACTTTTATTTTTTTGGTTTTTCATTTGTATACCCAAAAAGGTTAATATTACGATTAAAGATATTACTGCTAAGCTAATAATTATTAAATAAAATGAATCCATTATATAATATTAATATATAATAATTTTTGAACTAAATATATTTAGTATATTTCTGTAAAATTTATTTCTGATATAAGTTTATACAAATGTCTAAATTTACTTCTGCATCCAATAATAATGACCTAATATTGGATTATGAAAAATTAAATGGACGTGTGAATTTAATCGACCAACCATCAACAGATGCAATGTTTAAAATGCAAGAACGCGTTTCTATTAAAAATAAAACTACAGAATATAGAGAAGCTGTTCATGGCGTAGTTGAAAATACACCATTGTCAGATTTATATTTTTCAAAAGATAATATACAAATCATTCAAAATGGTATTCGTGCTGGCGTTTATAAAAAAACAAATGAAGAACATTTAATTTCACCTCAAAATATTGATACAATTAAAATTATTATGAGAAGTATATTTTTTCAATATGGTGAATATACTGATAATATTACAGAAGAAATAAGAAAATTAAATAAAATAGTATTGGATTATGCTATAAATGATGTATATAATTCATTAATTAGTTATATTAAATATATTAAAGACCAAAGTACTTTAGCAGTTCCTATTGAATTGCCTCGTCAATCCGACCGCGATTATAAACAATTAGAACTAAAACCGTATATGTAATAATAACAAATATGTAATAATAACAAATACGTAATATAATTAAAAAAATATTTAATTATATTTTAAAATTACCCAAACTATAAATTATTCCATTCTCGTCAACTCTTTCTCTTTAAATTATCTTTAACATCTCTTTACAATCCTTCCTTGCCTTTTTAGCTGCCTTTTTAACGTTACGTGCTTCCAATTCGCATTTTTTCACTTCTTTTAATAGTGATTTATAAATATTCATACGATTCTTTTTAATTTTATATTGGTCTTTCTTCAATTTAGTCGAGTTAATTAAATTCTCCTTACTAAGCTTACCTAAAGAAAGCATGAATCTAGGAACATTACTATTTTCTTTAATCCATGTTTGATCCTTCTGTAAAATAAGCTGAGGGATTTGCATATTTGTATTGCTAATTGTTGACATATTTAACTAGTAGTTAATTTAGTATAAGTTTATGTATAATCATAAAAAAAATATTTTTTCAATTTTTTAACAATATGAAAACATTTTATTATTAATCAGAATCTTTTTTCAATTTAGCAATTACACAAATATACGGATCATTTAATTCAAATCGTGTGCCTATAACAGCTATTTCTATTAGAGAATTTTCCGTTATTGAATTATAATATTTATGTGTAAAATGATGATCGCGCGCAATAAATACGGTTATTGGTATATTACCGTTTTCGTCAATAACCTCAGCGTGAATACCAGCTTTTGTAATTGTTTTTGTATTACATTTAATCAACATTCCTTCAACGGGATTACAGACTAAACATGTCCATACTATATGAAATACTATATATTCACCTTTAACAGTGCCGCTTGAATAGTTTTTAATTTTTACTGAACCGGGTTTAATATATCCCTCTACTATACATTTTCCCTCATGTTTTTGTTCAATTACATATTGTAATTGAGATATTAAATTTTCTCCTATATCAGTTATAGACAATTCTACTTTGGTAGTTAATAATGATTCTATATATACATCATCAAACTTTTTATCATTTTTGACCATCTTAATATATTAGTATATAATTATAATTTTAAATTCAATTTTTCTATTTATAATATTATAATATTATTTATAATAGCGCTTTCTAAATTAAAAAAACTATGTTTGTTTCCGCTTTCACGGTACGAATCACTTACGCTATGTCTGAATATAATTTCTAAAATAACACACAAATTGTATCTTAATTGCTTAGATACATATTCAACAGTATATGAATAATCATCTTTTAAATTCTTTAATGTTTCATTTAATCTATCACGTATTTCTAATTTACCAGACGTTGAACATAATGCACCTAAACTTTTAATATCCATATTTTTATATTTAAATACAATATCTTTATTTTTCATATCATAAGAAATATACCCAACATATTTATTAATTTGGTCTTTTTCATATTTATATTTTTCTTTATATTTTTCCATCAATTCATCATTATCCGTTTTTTCAGCAATATTCCATTTTTTTGTTATATTATTTTGAATATATATTTCTATCGTTTTTTTTGAGCCTAAAATAATAGTTAAATTGCCCGATAAATTTTTTATTATTTTTTCATTCAAATACTTTTTAACTATATCTTCTTCATCTGATAATGCTTGATCGGTATTTTCAAATAAATATGTTAATATTATTAATTTTTGTTCTATATCTAAAAAATCTATATAGTGGTTTATTAAATAATTAATTATTTGATTCTCAGTTAATTTATGGTTGTCTATTAATAAATAATGACTTCGACCCAAATGTTTATACCAATTTTCTTCTCCTGTATCTAAATTATATTTTGTAAGTTGATTTATAGATGATGTAATTGAAACTTTATTTTGTTTCAATTTACTATCTTTTATCAGCGGTTGATTATTTGTTTGTTGTGATTGACTATCTTTTTGTTGCGATTGACTATCTTTTCGTTGTTGTATTTCTTCTTTTAATTTAATTATAGTATACGCAACTTTTTTTTCTGTGTTATAATTTTCTTTTTCTATAAGTAATGTGGTTATTATTTCATGATATTGGTTAGTTAATTTGTCTGTATTTTTATCTATTACTTTATCTACAACTGATTTTTCTTGCGGTGCATTTAATTCAATATCTATATATTCATGTTTATAATTTATTGGCTTGCTTCTTTCAAATATTGTTATTTTTTCATCACTTATTTCTATCGGTTGAAACACATAATAATGATCTTTATTTATAATATATCCTTTTCTATTATATTTATCTACTATACCTTGATTTTTATTATCTATTATACGAGTTAATACAAAATCAATATGTTCAATAGGATATTTGTTATTGATTTGTATTAAATTAATTATATCGTCTCGCGTAAAAAATGTAAATTCTTTAAATATATTTCTAATTCTTTTTAATATTACTGAATAATTCATTTTTGCGTATTCTGCATTATAAGTATTTTTTATAATATCGGATTCTTTTATTTCCATATAAGGATTACATGAAAAATTACAATTATCCATATAATCACATATATGTGAATATGGTTTATCTCCAATATTATATTTTATTATTGTTCCATTTGATAATTCTAAATTTATTTTTTTATTCATATCATTTGTCAATAAATTTTCTACTGTAAAATTAGTTTGAGCTATATTTAATATACAATCAACCGCTACTTCTTTTAATATTCTCGATATTTTTCCTATTTTAATAGATTTTTCTTCAGCATAACGATATATATATAAATCGGCGGGTTCTATATCCGAATCTAAATTGGACGCATGTAAATATATTTCTACATTTCTTTTATTAAAGGGTAAACCACAATGACTTAAATTTCGAACGGCACGACCAATCGTTTGTTCTATTCTATTCATATTATACCATGGATCTAATAAATGTATTTGCCTTACATTTTTAAAGTCGATTCCTTCACTTCCTGCTTTGGATATTAATATTACCTTCACTTTTTCACCATTTGCATTATCAGTTGATGTAGCAAATTTAATATCTTCTATATTATTTGAAGATATTGATTGATCTCCTGTAATCATTACATATTTTGCTTGATTAAAATTTACTGTATTTGTTTTTTCTTTCATTGTTATTGAATCGATTGGAGGGATAGATGGATTTCGTTTTTTAAATAAAGGTTTTATATGAGAATCACTACTATATCTCGTAAATCCTAATTCTTCTAACGCCAATGCCATGGGAATTATTCCGCCATCTATATATTGAGAATATATCATTATAATTCCTTCGGAATTCATTACATTAGAACATATTTTATGCATTTTTGAGCTATACTGTTTTAATTTATCTAATTGAAATATTTTCCCATAGTTCTCAACAACCTCCTGTTTATAATCATAATTATATTTTAATTGAAATGTATTTGTATTTTCTGTTTCATAATTTATAATATTTGTCAATCCAACTTTTCCTATCATTTGAGATATAATATTACTATTTTTTTTTTCATTCAATATAATTTTATCAAATTCTTGATTTGGATATACAATATTTAATGCTTGTATTGGGTCACTTAAATACGTATATCCAAACGATTCCATATTTTCGAAATTTGGCATTTTTCGTACTTTACCCTTTACCATAACTTCCCTTGGATTTTGATATAATAAATTCGAAATTATATAATTATATACTTGTTTTTGGTAATTTTCTATTTTATTTATATATAAAGGAATATGTTTGATCGGTTCACTAATAACCTTATCATTCATCTGTTTTGTATAATAATTATTATAATCTAATAAATTTTCTTCTGTAAAATCTTTTGGATAAATACGATATGGAAATGTATATGGATTTTCTCCTCTTATATATGATACATATCCTGTTAATTTTCTTTTTAATAAATCATAACCACTTTCTATAGTTACACCTTGTTTATCTATTCTTTCAGGTAATAAATTTCCTTTTTTATCAAATACCATGTCTTCGGATATTTTACTACGTTTATCTATCATATTCATTAAATTTACTAACCATATGATTTCATTGTAATTATTATACATCGGCGTTGCTGATAATAATACCATTCTTATATTTTCGGCATATTTACATATTCTCGGAAGTAATACAGATAAACGCTTATGTTCATTATTATCTTGTATTGGCCTTATATTATGAACTTCATCAATTATGATTAATCTATTATTAAATAATTCTTTTATTTTTTTGATTTCTATTTTTTTTTTTTCTTCTATATTTAATCCTGAATTATCATCAATTGATATTTTTTTTTTAATATAATTTGCAAATTCACTATAGCCTTT